TATTGTTTGATTAGCTGTCAGCCATAAGACCATGCGCTTCTAGGACATCCAGAATAGCATTGATCTTGGTGGTGTGATTGGTTAGGTCAGTTACGATAGTAGCAGCCTGTGCAGCCGTCATATCAGTACCTGTATCAACACCAGTCAGAGTGGCTGTTACCGCAGCATCCGCAATATTGGCCTGTTGGGGACCAATAAGTGGATTATCTAGGCGATCAGCGAGTTGAGACTCAGTTGCCTTTGGATTAGCCATCTAGCTTCTCCTTATGAGTAGTATACACGAACCTTGGCGGCACCAGCAGTATAACCAGTTGTGTCAAGGTTTACGGCTACACAGAGTAGACCATTCTCAGTAAGAGCAGTGCCAATTAGAGCACCGTGAGAAGTACCACCCTGAATGAACTCAACAATGTCGCCATCGGCGTCAATGCTGGTCTTTGCAAGGGCAGCTACTAGGCCATCATCGTCCAGTTCAGTGCTACGATCAGAAGCCTTTAGAAGACCAATGTCGAGAGTTGGTGAGTTATCAGAGGTAGCGGCAGCAGTCATAACAAGCTCTACCTTTTCAATGAAGGCACCCTTTGGGATCATGATGCCACGAGGATCACCCCCGTCTTCTGCACCAATGATCTCGGCAGTAGCACCTAGCTTGGTGAAGTCTGAAACTACAGCCTCAACCCAGTGAGTACCACCATCGACGTTGAAAGAACCACCCTTGGCTACGTCAGCTTCTTCTGTACCATACTTGATGTACAGACCGTCATTATTCATCCATGACATATCAAATTCCTCCTATATTAAACTTGGTCGGTGTCAGTTACGACAACGCACATATTCTCAGGACGGAAGAACTTGAAGCCATAGCGACAAGTCGTAACATACTCTTCACGCTGGCGATCCTTGTTGAACTCGGAATCAACCTTGGGCTGCTGACGAATGTTACCAACGATTGGTAGAACATCTGGAGCAGCACTGAAGAAGAGGTTGTTAACACCAGCAGCGGCAGTTGGACTACCGATCTGTTCTGAGGCAGTGTTAACGTGTAGGTTCTGAGAAGTGTAAACGTCGAAACCATAGATGTTCACAAGGAACTGCATACCCGTTGAGATACCATCACGAACAATGCCTTCCCAGCGTGGGTTGTTAGAGACATTGACGAGGTTGGTTAGGGTGCTAAGTTCGTACTCAACAGAAGGGTGGACAACAGCAACGAGGTTAGTCATTGGTACGTTGGCCATCTGTAGAGCAAAGCGAGCCTTGGCAAAGTCCTGTACGGACATGGTTTCGTTGGTGCCTTGGCCAATCCAGCGGTGATCTGCACCGTTGATTACGTTGGCATTGGCGGTGGTCTGACCAGCTACACCAGCAGGAGTAGGCTGCTTTAAAATGTCAACTTCCATTGCCTTCATGATTGCGCGTGACTGCTTAGGCACAAAGGCTGAAACAAGACGGTCCATGTAGAAGGAGTCCTGCTTCATCTTCTCAGTAATGTAGGTTGCACTTGACTTGTAGTCAGTGATTGAGAAGGTGAAGTTACCGGTATCCATTGCATTGTACTGAATGGAGGCATCTTCAGCATAGTCATTGACTTCTGCCTGACCGATTGAAGGGATGTTGATGGTGTCACCGTCTGGGAAGTCGGTAATCATATCAACGTAACGGGTTCCCATTAGTTCGTCTTCGAGAATTTCCTTTAGACGAGCAGACCATAGATTACTGCGAATCAGATGGTCATTGCTGGAGGTTGTAAATCCTGCCATGATCTATTCCTTTCGATTATTCATAGAATTTTTCACCTAGTCGCACGGCATCACGATGTTCCTGAATGGTAGTCTTTGAGTCACTACGTAGATGCGGATTATCACGATATAGTTTGTCGTAGTATGACTTATTCCGTACAGTCCCTACTGGTTCATTTGACGCAGTATTCATGGATGACTGAGGTGGAACAAAGTTAGTCTGCATCTGTTTCTGACTGTTTAGACCAACCAGATTGTAGAACACCTGTGGGCTTACTGAAGCCTGTTGTTTTAGGTACTCTACAGAAACACCAAGTTCTAGAGCCTTGTCTTGGAGTACTTTAGAAGCCGAAGCACCATACTCTTTGATTAGACGTTCGTTTACTTGGTTGACATTTTGCTGTGCCTTGGAGAGTTCTTTATCTTTCTTTAGCCTCTCTTCGACTAGCTTTTCAATGTCTGCCATGCTAAGTTTGTTTTGACCATCGTTTTCATTTTCGACACGAGACTGGTATGTCTCTTGACTACTTGAAGAACGGTCTGCCATCTGAGAACGTAATTGGTCGGCAATCTCTTCGGCAGTCTTACGCTTGTTTACTTCTTCCGAAAGAGCATCTAGTTTACGAGTGAGTGTTTCGATATACATATCAGCTTCGGCTTTACCCTTGGCTAGTGACTGTACATCCTTGAACTTCTTGTTATCGCCTACTAGTTCTTCCAGATAGTTCTTGTCCTCTAGAGTTTGGGTCACTTCAGAAGGATCAGTGTTGAATACATCGGTCATGTATTACCTCGTTTCTAAGAATGAAAGCAGTGAGCGCACTTGTCTTGCATACTCCAGCTTTCCGTTGTTGTGTGCCTGCTTATGGCTCCATGAAGGAGAGTCATAGTCAGACGTTGTAAATTCATTAAGTTCTTTTATGTCTGAGTCCAGAATGTCCTTAAGCCTAGAAAGTACAATCCTGCTATTTCGTATTAGTTTTTCTAGATCGTCCTTTTTGGACTTATCAATACCCTTGAACCACTGTAGATTAAGGTTGTTCTTCGACATTAAAATCCTCTGCTGCTAGCTCCACATCATCAGGTGTCAAACCAGCAGGAGTCATGGCATTCATCATGACATCCTCTTGTTGCACACCCTGTAGCTTCTGAGCTTCTGCTTGTTCTGTTAGTCGAATGTATGGCGTAAAGATTTCATAATCCTCTGCATCTAGGACACTATTAATCATATCCGCCAGCTTCACTGAGCTTAGGTGAATACGGACTTCTGGGTCCATACCTACGCCAGATGAATAGAAGTTGTTAATGTTCTGGATAAACTCTGCCTTCTCTGCAAAGTGTCGTGCAGCAATAGGCTTGATACGTCCAGCACCAGTAATATCGTTAGCAGTCAAGTCTTGGAATACAGAAATTTTAAACTCATCATCAATTACACGAATGACTGTCTTGTTCATGTTACGCTTGGCAAGCTCTAGCATAAAGTTTAACAGAGGTTCTGTTACCTGTTCCTCAAACTGTGCAATCTTGCTCTGGAAGATACGTGCAGCAGCATTCTCTAGACGCTGTACTTCATATGCTGTCTTCTCACCGGGAGTACGGAAACCCATAGCTTCCTTTGGTGATCCAGCCATTTCTTCCATTCGGTTTTCGTATGTCTGTATTTCTACGTTGTGGGCTACTGAATTGAAGTTAGGAAGTAGAATGTCTACGTCACCCTCGTCACCCACATAAATCTTTTCCATTGGACCCCACTCAAAGTCTTCTACATAGCCCTTGATCTTGAGTGGTGGAACAGTGGTAAGGTCAATCATGTCAGCCTTCTGGTTTTCTACAGAGTCAATACGATACTGCATACCAAGAAGATTATCTAGTGGACCCATACCCCAGAGGTTGTCCTGTCGTACACGCCATACGGCACTGGCAAAGGGAGCATAGCCAAAGAATGACTGATTAGGCTTCTTGTATAGAACCTTGTGACGGTCTACTACAGTAATGACATAGTTTTTAAGCAGAGTGTCTGTCTCGTGGTCGTAGATGTCACCATAGAAGGTCAGGAGTTCTACATAGTCGCTACTAAGGTAATGACGATAAGAATCAAAGCCATCCAGACTATAATAGTCATCTTTAACCTCTATGTTTCCTACGTATTCTGCTTGCTCAGAACGAATTTCACGCATGTACTTAAAGATTTCCTTGGCCTGTTCATAGGCTTCGGAATCATTAGAAAACCCTTCGATAATGTCCTTCATCTCACCCATAGTGACAAGAGAACGGACAATCTTTGGTGTCTTCGTAAAGCTAGGAGACACAGGATTAAACACAATGTCAGTAGGACTAATACGCCTGATCTTTGGGCCTACGTAGCCTACCTGTGTCTTGTCCTCTAATTCTACTCGTTCATCAACCCACTCTACAGTGCCAATGCACGTACCATAGTCAATGTAGTCCAGAACTAACTTACCAACTTCTTCCTTGAACCAGCCGTGAGAAACAACCCACTGCATGTAGTTGGAGATTACTTCTTCCTTGTCTTGGTCAGTTTCTGTTTCACCTTCCCAAACCATCCACTTACGCTTAGGAAACATTGATGCAAGATAGTTTGCATAAAGGTTATCACGGATTTGACATAACTTGGGTATGTGGGTCGTATTTTTCCAAGGTAAAGCCCCGTTAGTAGTGCGACGAGTATCAGTAGCATACACATATTCGCGGACTTCCTTCTTTTCATTTAACCAGTTCTGGCGTGAGTTATTCCACGTATGCCAGTGTTCAGCAATACGAGTGCCTAGTTGGTCCTCAATGATAATGTCTTTTAAGTCTAAAACTTTGCCTACCACTTAGACATATCCTCCAAAACGAGATACTGGCTGTTTATTTCTGAATGCTACAGAAGCCTTTATTGCTGTTGGGGCTACTGCACTATCAATACAAGAAGCCAGACAATCCTTAACGTCATCATGAGGTGGATTCTGAAGCACTAGCTCTTCTTCTAGGATTTCACAGTTACCACCCATGTAGTGGTAAATCTGCCTGTTGTGATACCTTGGCTGAAGAATGGCTTCAATACGTTCTTCTTTTGATCCTGCATGACGGTTAGGCTTAAAGTCCTCAATAGACAAAGCAAGACCATGCCTACGAATGTAATTATCTTTTAGATCACGAACAATGACACTCTGTGCACTGGTTACTTCTGCTCTTAGCTTCCTAAAGTCCCACTTCTGGTGCATACGAAGTATCTTGTCGAAGTAGTCACTGATCTTGTCAGTCTTGAAACGTTCTATGTCTAA